CTGACGGTTGGCATGAACAAGTCGCCGGAACAGGAAGCCGCCAAGTTCTCGCGACGTCAGGATATCGAGCGGCAGGATGTTGAGCCGCGGTGCGAGTACTGCGGCAGGATGCTGGCTCGAGCGCTCACCCGACCGTGGACGATCACGTGTCCGCGATGCAAGGTGTTGAACGAGCGACGGTAAGTTCGCGCAGTTGTTCCAATACCTCGGCTGGATCGTGGCCGTGGGTTGACTTCATGTGCCAGAGCAGCGGTTGCAACAACTCCTCGAGCGGGACGATCTGGCCGGGATGCCGCGTGAGCCAACCATCAGGCTCACGATAGCGGCACCACGGGCAGCGGTTGTTCGATGCCAGTCGTGCCAGGACTGATGCGAGCGGGTTCTGGGCGATGCTGTTCCACAATTCCGGGTCTTCGGTAAATGACGGCAGCATTGCACCAATCGTAACCGCGCCATAGAGTAAGAAACGGACTAGTTCGTGCCCGAGTGGCCGCGAGGAGTAGCCGCCGGTGCCAAGCGCGCAGGGTCGAAATGCCTAACGGCGTACTGCCGCGCCCGTCCGACCTTACGCGCGAAGCAGTAGTTGGCGGTGGCTATCAGTACCTCTACCTGTATGCGCGGGCCTTGCCGCCAGCGATTGACGACCTGACCGCTGACCTTGGCGACGATCTGTACGAGCGGATGGCGGTCGATCCTCAGGTCAGTGCATGTCTGGCTGTGTTCAAAGCCAGCATCCTCGAAGAAGGCGCAGCGTTCGCGCCGGCCATCGACGATGCCAGCGACGGCGACTACGAGCTGGCCAAACAGATCAGCGACGAGTTCGAGCGCGTCTGGGATGACCTGAACGAATCGCCGGATGACGTGCTGTGGAACTTGCTGGATGCTTGCGCGCTGGGCAATAAGATCGCTGAGCAGGTCTATGAACTGCGGCCGCGCACCACGGATGGCAAAGCCAGTCTGCAACTTGCGTCACTCAAGGTCAAGCCGCGGCATGCGTACGTGTTCGTGGTGGATCAGTTCGTCAACACGGTCGGGATTCTGGCGCGGACCAGGGGCCTGCCGGGCCCGAACATCAGTGGCTGGACCATCGATCCACAGAACCCGCCGCCGAACCTGATCCAGACCCAGAAGTTCGCCATCGTCACCTTCCGACCACGAGATAACGATCCCCGCGGCACGAGCATTCTCAGGCCGGCCTACGACGCCTGGTGGCGCAAGCGACAGGCCCTGGTCGAGTTCGTGAAGTTTCTAGCGCAGTTCGCTGGTCCCAGCATCTGGGCCACCACGCCCGAAGGCGCGCAGACCGCCCCACCGCTCGACTATCTCGGCAACACCGTGCCGTACGTCGCGCCGAGCGAGACCGATCCACTGGGCAATGCGCAACCTGTGCCGAGCGCGCCACTCACGCCTGAGCAGGATCTGCTGGCAAAGCTGCAGCAGTTCAGAAACGGCACGGTGGGCGCGTTTCCGTTTGGTACCGAACTGCACACTATCGAGATGAATGGCGAGGGTCGCGCATTTTTGACCGCCATCGCCGAGTGCAACATGAGCATCACCAAGGCGATCCTGACCCAGACGCTGACGACCGAAGAAGGTGAGCATCAGGCGCGTGCCGCGGCGCAGGTGCACCAGGACGTGCTCGATACCCTGGTCCGTCAGGGCAAGCGCTCGATTGTCAGGATGATGCAGAAGCAGATCCTGCGACCGTGGGTTGCCTACAACTGGGGAGATGACGTTGCGGCAAAGTTGACGCCGAAGGTGAGCCTGGGCACGACCGAGGAACAGGATCTGGTGCCGACCATGAACGCTATCGCCAACCTGTATCAGGCTGGCTACATCGACGTCTCACAGCAGCCTGATATCGACGACATGCTGGGTCTGCCGGTGCGTGACCTGAGCATCGCTGACGAGCCAACTATCGAAGAGGACAGCGGCTCGCCTCCACAGGCCGCTGGGCAACCGGGTGGTGCACTCCCGTCGTCACCGCCCGGCAATGCCCAACCACAGGATCAGCAGCAACGACCGAGCAACCCGAATCGCGTGGCCGTTCGTGGTCATGAGCGCAATCGACCGATACGGAGGGCAGTTGATGCCGTACAGCCCTGACGATCCGAACCTGCCCGACTACGTGAAGAGTCTGTCGGCCAAACGCAAGCGTCAGTGGACGGACATCTTCAATAGCTCGTACTCGCGTTGTATGAAAGGCAAGTCGGGCGATGACGCTGGCAAGCAGTGTGAGAGTAGTGCATTTGCTCAGGCGAACGGGGTGGTGAAGGTCGGCAAAGCTAACAATGCGGCAACGTTCAGCGCCGAGCCCATCGCCACCTTCGAGCTGCCCGCGCAGCCGGGCCCGATCTACAGCGATGACGAGATGGTCTATCGCGCAGGGTTGCTGTTCCGCGCGGGCGAGTACCCCGACAAAGCCTATGCCATGACACCTGACGAGCTGAAAGCCGCGGTTGAGGACTTTTCCGGACCGGTGGCGCTGGACCTCGAGCATGTGCCATCCGTGCTGGATGGCAAGATCGGCGAGCTCGTGAGTGTCGAGTGTTCGGATGACGGCGACGAGCTGCACGGCATTGTGGCGTTGCCGAAATGGCTAGACGCGATACTCGACGAGCGCAAGGTCTCCGCAACCTGGGATCGTGCGACGAAACGGCTCGCGGGCCTGGCACTCGTCAGGAATCCTCGAGTGTCGGATGCAGCATTGATGGCCGCGTTCAACAACGCCACAATGACTGCTCCGACCAAGACCGAGGACGGCAAGGCGTTCCAGAAGGGCGACTACGCCTATGCGCCCGGCGACAAGCCGAGTGAATGGAAACTCAGGCTCACCAATACGCCCGGCGGTGATCCGGATCCTGGCATCGTTGGTGCCGCCATCGCCGCCCTGGGCAAAGGCTTCCGCGGTCAGAAGGTGGACATCCCCGATTCAGCATTGGCTGGTGTCAAACGCAAGGTGCGTGCGGCCTGGAAGAAGGCCAACCCCGACAAGTCCGATGACGACATGCCCGATGCGATCAAGATGAGCCAGGACGACGCGCTCGCCGAATCGCTCGAGGCGCTGTTTGCCGCAGCTCGGCACGATACACCGCAGGGCCAATCCGTCCTGCAAGGGATTCACGACACGGCGGCTCGCGGTGGCGCAGTCTGCAAGTCGACCAATGCGGTCAAGATGGCATCGAGCCACGAGGCGAGCGCTATCCAGAAAGTCCACGACCTGGCGGCAGATCACGGTGCCAAGTGTGCCGCGATGACGCAAAGGGACGGCCCGGTGTTCCCGTTCTTCAACCGTGGCGCATCACAAGGAGGACGACGTATGTCGCGTCTCGAAGAGTTCGTCGCGTGGCTCAAAGGCGACGAGGGCGAGGGCGGCGGATCTGGCGCGACTGCGCCTCCGCCCATGACCACTGCTGCCTCGGCGGCGACGATGTCCGACAAGGACAAGGCAGAACTGTCGGAGTTGCAGGAGCGGAATCGCCAGTTGCAGGCTGAGAATCGCCGCATTCGCGCCGAGGCAACGTACCGCGAAGCAATCGCGTTCGCGGACAAGCAGATCGCGGACCGCAAGGCGTTCCCGGCCGAGCGCGACTCGATCATCGCCCAGTTCGTGCAGGCGGCCACGGACGATCAAAGCTATGGCACGGTTACCTTCGGCGAGGGCGACAAGCAGGTCACCAAGACGCGCGTCGACCTGCTGAAGGAGCAGTTCACGGCGCGGCCAGGGCATCAGCTCACCATCGAGCAACTGAAGCCGGAGCTGGTGTCGCTGCTGGAGAACCATCAGCAGACGCCGGGCACCGGCGACAAGCCGCCGACGCCTGACGAGGTCAAAGAGCTGCTGGCCAAGACGTCCGGCGGGCGAGCCACGATCGCGTTCAACCAGAAGAATGGGAGGAACTGATCGATGCCGACCTCAGCGGTGTCGACGTTTGGTTATGGTCGGGTCGATCCGTGGCGCGACGCGGACGACGCGGCGGTTCGCCTGGTCAACCTGAAAGCATCCACGGTATTCGCCGCGGGCACGCTGGTTGGTGAGATTACTGCCTCGCCGGGCGTGTACGGACCGTATGCGACGGCTAACTCGGATGGCACCCAGAACCCGGTGGGCATTTTGCAGTACGCCTGCGCCACGGACGCTTCGGGCAACATCACGTTCGGCTCGGTGGCTGGCACGTCTGAATGGGGTAACACCTCGAAAGCTGCGCCGATCTACATCAGCGGCATCTTCCGCACCGAGGATCTGACTGGCCTGGATTCGGGCGCGGTGACCAAGCTTGGCCGGCTGGTGCAGGGCACGACCACCAGCGGCGAATTCATCATGTACGGCTCGTAAGAGCGCTGAGAGGAGGAACCAATGCCAGACTACGTGTTTCCCACAGCGCTCACGTTGCAAACGGTTGCAGCGGAAAACGCCCCGCGCATGATGGCCGGGCGCGTCATTTTCGACGTGATGCCCATCGTCCGAGTGCGGGATGACCTGCTGGCCTGGGAGCAGCGCGACAACTACACGGGCTTGCAAGCTACCCGTGGGCTGAACGGTTTTCCCACGCGCGTCAAGCACACTGGCGGCAAGCGGTACGTTGTCGAGCCAGGCTATTACGGCGAGTTCGAGATGATCGACGAGCGCGAGCTAACGCGCCGGCGGGCATGGGGTGACCTGGGCGGCGGGGCGGTCGACGCGACCGACTTGGTGCTCGACCGTCAGGAGAAATTGCAGGCGCGCGAGCTGGACCGTCAGGAACAGATCGGCTGGGCGTCCTTGCAGGGCACATACTCCGTCGCCGACGGCACGTCCGTGCTGGCGACGGATACCTGGGCACCGCAGACGTATGCTGCCGCGACGCCTTGGGCAACCGTAGCGACCGCTACGCCACTGAAAGACTTGCGAGCCGTGCAGTTGCTGGGCCGTGGCTACAGCGTCGACTTCGGGACGCGCGCGACCGTGTACATGAACCGAAGCACGCTCAACAACATGCTTGGCAACACCAACGCGGCCGACCTCGGCGGGCAGCGGGCCGTGAACTTCTCACCGCTAATCGGTGAGGGCGAGTTGAACCAGCGTCTCGGTGCCGCGGGCCTGCCGTCGATTGTGGTCTACGATCAGGGCTATCTTGACGACACCGG